CGGCGCGCGAGGTCCTGTGCGCCGTCGGCCTAAAGATGGACCTTGAAACGCCCCTCGCCGTGCTTCACGCACTGCACGGGCCGAGAGGAATGTCCGTAGATGTCGTCAAACGCCTTCAAAGTCGCCGTGGAGATTGACGGTGGGGACATCGACCGGATCAACCGGAAGTTGTCCCAGCTCGCGATCCCGACGGCCACGAAGGCGATGAAGAACGGTTTCCGCACGTGGTTCAAGAAGGTGCGCGCCACCGCGAAGCAGCTCGCGCCCACGGGCGACAACAGGCCGACCGAGATGGTCCGCGGGCAGATGAAGCCGAACCCGCACATCCGCGACCACCTCACCTACTCGGTGAAAGGTTATGCAAAGGGCCGCGTCGTCTGGGGCGCGCTCGGCGTGAAGGAGATCCGCGGCTCGTACATGACGCCGCACTGGTACCTTCGGTGGGTCGAGTTCGGCCACGAGGTCAAGCGCGCGGCGACCGAGAACGAACAGATGCTCCTCAAGAGCCGCGGGGAGCGGCGGTTCAAGACGATCCGCGTCGGCCGCGTGCCCGGGCGCTACTTCATCCGCCGCGCATACGAGGCGAATGCATATTCGCTCTTGCCGATCATGGATCAGGCGATCGCCGACCAGGTGCTGAAGGAGTGGGGCAATGGCTAAGGTCTCAAAGGTAAACGTCGCGATCACGGGCGACTCGAGCGGTCTCCAGAAGGCCGGCGACCAGGCACAAGCGACCATGCGGCGCATCCGCGCCCAGGCGGACGCCACGGGCCGCAGTCTCGGAGGCTTCCGCGGACAGGCCAACCAGGTCGCGGAGAGCCTCACGAAGCTCGGCGTCGGCGGACGGGCGCTCCAGGGCCTCGGCGCCGTCGCGGGCCTCGGACAGCTCGGCATCGGCGCGGCGATGGGTGGCGGCGCCGGCCTCGCGTTCGGTGGTCTCGCGCTCGCCGCCGTGAGCGTGAACGCGCTCGCCGACAGCTACGCTCAGCTCCGCGTGGACGCCAAGGCCGCCGCGGCCGCCATTGACTCGGGCGTCAAGAGCGCCGACCAGTGGCGCAAGGCGGGATTCACGCAGGCGGGCGGCGAGGCGCTCGCCCGCTACGGCCGCGGAATGGGTGCGGAGCCTATCGGATTCAGCCGCGCTTTCACGCAGACGACGGCGATGCAGGAAGGCCCGTCCGCGTTCCAGACGTTCCTGGAATACATGCCCGGCGTGTTCGGCTCGGCGCTCGCCCAGGCGCTCCAAGGCGACCTACCGACCATCGCGACCACCGCGGGCGCCGTCGGTGGCACCGAATACCAACAGTTCCGCGAGGCATCCAACAAGCTCGCGTTATCCTTCGCACTGCCCCCGATCGTTCGCGACCAACAGTGGGTCAGCAACCTCGCAAAGTGGCTCGCGTCATAGCCATGGCCCTCACCGTCACCATAACCAACACCCAGTACACCGACGGCGGTCCCTCGACCTCGCAGGGATTCACCATCATGTGGCGCGTTGTCTCGGACATTGCGCTCGACCTTACGAAGTCGAGTCCCGCGAAGTCGCTCCGCGACGCCACGTGTGGCGAGCCCGGCGACGTGATCCCAGGCGTGACCTTCAGCGTGTCGAGCCTCCTCACGACGATGAGGCTCCGGTCGTTCCAGATCACGCCCGTGCTCGGCTCGAAGGGCTTCGTCTTCGACGTCGTCGGCAACTACTCGAGCGAGTACACGTGGGCGAACATCTCGGGCGGCGGCGGCTCGGACAAGCTCATCGAGCCGATCACCGTGGACATGGAGGCCGGCGAACGGACCGTCCAGGCGTGGCGCGTTTCCGGCGCGACCGGTTTCGCTCTGCCCCCGAGCTACATCTACGGGAAGAGCTACGACATCGGCGGCGAGGCGATCGACGACGTCGGCAAGGCGACACAGGTCCGCGTGCCGACGCAGGATGTGCGGATCACGATCATGAACGATTGCTCGAGGGCGACGCTCGTCGCGATCTACGACAAGATCAACACCGTGCAGGGATGCTGGAACAACGCGACCTTCCTGCACTGGGCTCCGTATGAGGTGTTCTGCACGTCGGCGACCGTGACCAACGTCCGCGACGAGTGGTACCGGATCACCTACAACTTCCGGTGGGACCTCTGGAAGGACTGCAACCAGGTGCCCGAGTACGACACGAACGGCAAGCCGAAGATCGACGGACCTGGCAAGAAGGCGAAATACGTCTTCTGGACCGGTCTCAAGCGGAACACCATAAACCACAACATCATCTTCGACACGTGCACGGACTCGACCCTCGCGAAGCAGTACGCGAAGGAAGGCACGTACCTCACCTACCCATGAAGCGGTCCGACCTCAACAGGCTCAACCACGCCTACCACCGCACGGACGTCGCGGCGGATGCCGAGTCGATCGAGCGCGCCCGCGACGAGCGCCCCCAGATGCTCGTCGCGCGCATCGAGTCGTTCACGCTCATCGGCACGTACCGATGGCTCTACACGTGGAGCCTCGCCGAGATCCAACCCTCGAGCGTGGGCGGCGGGTACGAGTTCGCGGCGCGCGCCGGCGAGAATTGGTACGTGGGACAGGCCCTCAACGTGTGCGAGGGCTACAACTCGGCCGGCTACGTCGGCCCGGGCATCGACCCCGCGAACATCCCGGCCGGATTCGACGTGCAACCGATCACCGGGTACGTGATCCTCTTCCCCCAGAACCGAGCCATAATCACGACGCCCGGCACGCCGCCGGTCTCGGAGGGCGGCGAGGAGATGTGGGTCTTCTACGCGCCGAACGCGATCGACGGGCAGTGCGCGACGCCCATCACGGGAGACACCGACTACGGGACCTACTTCTTCCCGACCGACCTCGACGACGAATACGGAACGTTCGACGCGCCCGAGGGCGACACCGATTTCGGAACCATTAACCTGAGCGACTACGGCTCATTCGCGAACCCGTACAACGACGCCGACTACCAGACGTTCGCGAGCCCCTACGCCAATACGGTCGACTACGGAGACTTCATCTAATGCCTCTCAAGCTACGCCGCGGAACGAACGCCGACCGCACCTCGATCACGCCCGTCGAGGGCGAGCCGATCTACACCACCGACACGAAGAAGCTCTACATCGGCGACGGCACGACCGCCGGCGGCACCGAGATCGGCGGCGGTGGCACGCTCACCATCGACACGCAGGACTTCACCGCGTCGGGAACGTGGACGAAGCCTGCCAACGCGGTGTGGGTCGAGGTCACGATGTGCGGCGCGGGCGAGGCCGGAGGAAACGGAACCACCGGAGCGGCCGGACAAGGCGGCAACGCCGGTCGTTTCGCCAGCAAGACGTTCCTCGCGTCCGCGCTTGGCTCGACGGTTTCGGTCACGTGCGGTACGGCGATGTCCTGGTACACGTACTCGTCCTCATCGACGAGCAGTTTCGGCACCCATCTCTACGCGCCGGGTGCGAGCGCCGGAGGTTACGGCGCGACCGTTCCTGAAGCGGCCATCAGCACCATCCTCATCAATCAGGTCGGCGTGGACGGTCTTATCTCATCCTTCGGTCAAGGCGGCGGGCAGGGATCCGACGGACGCGTCGGCGCTGCGTTCGGCCCCGGCGGCGGAGGAGGCGGTGCGTTGACGGGATCCGGCGGCGCAGGTGGTGTAGCCAGTTCCGGCGCCGCCGATGACACGGATTTTGACAAGGCGAAGACGGGCGGCGGCGGCGCGGGCGGTGCGAGCGGCGCCACGGGCGTCGCGGGCACCGCGGGCGGATACGACACGATCACGGGCTTCGGCCACGGCGGCGGCGGCGGCGGGCAGGGCACCGCGGGCGCAGGCGGCGCCGGCGGCGCGGGCGTCCGTGGCGGCGGCGGTGGTGGCGGTGGCAAGGGCACGACCGCGGGCGGCGCCGGTGGCGCCGGCGGCGCGGGCTTCGTGCGCGTGAGGACCCTTTGCTTCGGATGATCCCATGCCGACCGAACAACGCGACATCGTCATCAACCAGGGCGCGACCTTCGAGGCCACCTACCACGTCGACGACGTGGCGCACGGCGTCGGCTTCAGCTTGGCCGCCAAGTTCCGCGGACAGCACGCGTCCACCGCGGCGGTCCTCAGCCTCACCACGGCGCCGCAAATCTCCTGGACGAGCCACGGCAACCATGGCGACGTGGTCATCTCGCTCACGCCGACGACCACCGCGGCGCTCGCCGCCCCGTACTCCGGCGTCTACGACGTCGAGCTCACCGATACGGCAACGGGCTACGTCCGCCGCGTGGCGGAGGGCGCGTTCTACGTCACTCCAGAAAGCACGAGGTAACCATGCCAGTCAAGACGATCTACCGTACCGCCAACGCAAGCAGCGGCGCTTTTATCCAGCTTGACGCCAACGTCAACGGTGTGTGCAACGTGTTGTTCCATGCAGGCGCCGAGACGCAAATCGTGACCGAAGCGGTCGATGCCGCCGCGGCCGCGACTGCGTCCACCGCCAACGGACGTTTCAACGCCACCGGAAGCGTGAGCGCCCCGATCTATTTCACGTGCAATCCCGCCAACACGTGGATCCGTGCAAACGGTGCATCCACGACCACCGTCTACGCGTTGTTGCAGTGGTGATCCCATGGACGTCGCAACGCTCGCCGGCGCCCTGGGAATCATCGCTAGCGTCGTGACGACCACCATGGTCGTCGTCGGCAAGCTCACGCGCGTGGAGGTCATGCTCGCCGAGCTGAGGGCGACCATGGCGCACTACGAAAGCCGCATCGCGGCGCTCGAAAGGAAACACAATGAAAGGCAACCGTAAGACGACCCTTGCCGGCATCGCGGCGATCCTCACCGCCGCGGCGGGCATCCTCAACGGGTGGCCCGACGCCGTCGACTGGACCGCGGCCGTCTCGGCGATCATCGCCGGCGTCGGACTGATCATGGCGCGGGACGCCCAGAAGGGTGATTGAACGTGTACTCACGGAAATCGCGGTCGCCATCCTGCGGCACTACGCGCGGCGCGAGCGCGCCGTCGACGCCGACACGGATGGCCGCCGCGCTCGCGCTGCCGCTGCTGTGCGCGAGTGGCTGCGGAGAAACGGTCCTGGTGCGTAGGGGTTCGCCCGTCCGGATCGCGGAGACCGTGCACGTCTATCAGCTCGAGGGCGGCGAGTGGGTGCGCTCGGCGCGCCGCGTCGACGTCCGCGGGTGGTACGCCGTGAGTCCAGAGGAGGTCGAGTAGATGCACCGTGTCTGCTGCTGCAACGCGTGCCCCACCAGTTGTTGCGACTTCTGGGATTGCTCACCGACCGGAGCGATCAACATCACGTTGTCGGCCGCAAGCGAGACGCGGGATTACTGCGACAACGGACAGGAGCTCGTGTACGAGGAGGTCTTCTGGGAGATCACGGCGACGCTCACCAGGAGCGGTGCCGATTGCGATTCCTACCGATTCACGGCGAACGAGGCCAACCTCGAGATCACCTACAAGCGGCGGATATTCGCGACGACGACGGGCGCCGTCTGCGACGCGCCGCCGGCGCCGTGCCAGTACGACCATTGCACGGACTGCCTCTGCGGAACGCCAGAGGCGGCCGTCTGCAAGCTCACCGAGTGGACGTACAACGGGCCGATCAACGGCGGCGGAGGATCATGCTTCAACGCGGATGCCAGGTATGCCGCCCTCGTTCCATCCGGCGCCGTGCTCACGATCGCGTGCGCCGCGAACCATTGCGACCACCCGTGCGTGAATCCCGTGCTCCTCTGGACTCCCGCCGACGCGTGCGAGTCCGACCCGTGCGGCGGGCCGGGCGGGTGCAAGCCGTTTACGAAGGGCATTTACTGCAACCCGGTCGCGTGCTGCGATCAGGACCCCGAGTGCGGGACCACGGCGTCGGAGGACGTCTGTCTCCCGTGCTTCGTGCTCGTCGGCCGCGGGTGTTTGAACGCGGACACGTTCACGGGTGCGCGTGCGAGCCCGTACACGGGACCGGGCGCTCCGCCGACGACCGGCGACCCGAATCCCGAGTTCCCCATGTCGGGCTTTCCGTACACGGCGGCCGTGGATTACTGCGGACCGACGGCGACGCCGGCGTGGGTGCAACCGTACACGTGCGAGACCCAGGACCTCCAGACGAAGACGTGCGACTATTGTTGGTACGCGCTCCCCGACGCGGTGCAGACGTGCTATCGACTCGACCCGGCGAACCCGGGAAACGTGCTCGTCATCTGCACGCCGCAACCGCCGTGTTGCTCGACCAGAACGAAACAGGCGATCACATGGAACCTCTCGTAAGGTGCTTCCACGACCGTGCCGACGTGTGCCGGCACGCCAAGCTTCCGCGGCTCGAGACGACCGCCGAGCGGTGCCGCACGTGCCCGCACTACGACGGGCCCGCGCGGGGCTTGGGCGACGTCGTCCACCGGGTGGCCGAGGTCACAGGCGTCGCCCGCGTGGTGAAGGCCGTCAAGGGCGACTGCGGGTGCCAGAAGCGCCGCGAGGCGCTCAACCAGACTTTCCCTAAAGCCCCTTGACCGATTCGGTCGATGCTTATACCGTCCCCGCCATGCAGAAGCGGCGAGCCGTCTCGGTCGATGAAGTCACGTACCAGACGCTCGAGGCCCTGCGGTTGGGGACGGGTAGGTCCGTCCGTCAGATCGTCAAGGAGGCGATCGCGGGCTACTCGGTCATGTTGGATCTCGCCGTGACGGCGAGACCACGTAAGGAGACGCGACCATGGGAATCTTTCTCGGATGCTGCGCCATCGCCGCTGCGTGTGTGGCTACTGTCTGGCCCCTCTTCGACGACAAGGGGGTCCGATGAGCTACACCAACGATCTGGAGCGGCAGGGGGACCTTCAGCCGGGGATGAGCCGCCACCATCGCGAGTGGAACGCCGAGAACGGCGTCCGCGAGCCCGCCGCGGATCTCAGCCGGATGGCTGAGGACGTTCGGAACAGGCTCATCGACCGAGTCGAGGCGACCGCTGCCGGCGACCGCGTGACGGCTCGGACGATGCTTGAGGCGGTCCAGGTCATCAAGGTGCTGCACGATGCCGTTGAGGCGGAACGGAGGCGGAATGAGCGCTGACATCGTGGCTCGGCTCCGCGCCGTCCTGCACAACGACCGTAGCGTCGAACTGATGAACCGCGAATCCGCTAACGAGATCGAGCGGCTGCGCGCCGAACTCGCCAAGTACAAGCGAATGTATTGCCGCATGGCGTGTCGTGATCTCTACGCCTCCGGCGTGAAGTGGAAGACCAGGCCGAACAAGATGCGCGACGATGGCGTGTTCATCGAAGAGGATTGCGAGCCTGGAAAGAACCGAACCTGGGCGGCGTTCCCCATCCAGTTCGCGCACGATGACGCGGCTCAGATTGTCGAGCTCCTCAATCGGGCGGCCGATGAACTCGCGAGGGAGGCGAAATGAGCGACGACATCGTGACGCGGCTGCGTCAGATTCCGACAGCATGGCCGTTAGTCCGTGAAGCCGCCGACGAGATCGAGCGGCTGCGGTTGGAGTCGGCTATCCCGCGCGACGAATACGCGATGGCATGGAAGGCGCTGCTAGATCGAATCGATGGCCTAGACATCGTGCTTTGGCTCCGCGCCTACGCGACGTCGCACAACCCATCGGACTATGTCTCTCCGATTGCCCGCGAGGTCATCGTAAGGTCGGACAGGCGGTGGATCGAAGCCGCGGACCAGATTGAACGGCTGCGAAACGAACTTGCCGCGCGTTGCGGCGACGCTCGGCCCGGTGCCCGTACCGCCGGGCCGAGCGAACATTTCATCCCCGAGGCGCTGTGACCAGTGCGAAACTTCAAGGGAAGGAAGATTGAACCTATGACCGACCGTGCATGGATCATCGGCGAGCTCGAGCGCCTCGTCGGCGAGCTGAAGAAGAACCCCGTCACCCAGGCTCCTTCCAACGCCGGCGGAGGGGGCGCACCCTCCTCCTCCGCCGGCGGCGGGGCTTCCAACCTCGGCGCCTGGAAGCGCGCCAAGGTCACGTTCTGGAACGTCGAGGAGAAGCAGTCCGCCCGCGGGCCGTTCACGGCCGCCCGCGTCGGCCTCTCGTGGGTCGAGAACGGCGAGAGGAAGTCCCAGTTCCTCAGCACGCTCGACCGCAACCTCATCATGCGCATCGACCCGCTCGAGAAGGGCGTGAACGTCGAGTACACGAGCGCCACGAACGCCAAGGGCTACGAGGATCTCACCGACCTCCGCGTCACCGGACGGTGATACAACAACCCATTCGCGCGGGGCCCGTCACGCTGTCGGAATGCGTGGCGGGCCCTTTCCTTTTTACGGACGGCCACGGAGTGCGGCCGAATCACGCAAAGGAGGCGTTTCCATGGGTAGCAGCGAACCAAAGACGGGCTTTGAGATCGAGGACATTCCCGAGGCGATGATCGCCGAACGGCGGTGGGTCAACTGGAGGGGCGTGCAGCGCGACGGGCGGTGGACCAAGGTCCCGCTCCTCCCCGGCGGCGACTTTCCCGCCTCGAGCACTGACCCCAACACGTGGGGGAGCTTCGCCGACTGCGTCGAGGCGGCCACGCACGACCACACGATCGGCATCGGCTTCATGCTCGGCGACGGGTGGCTAGGCGTCGACTTCGACGGGCTCGACCAGGACGCGAACCGCGAGCTACGCGAGTTCGTGTGGGACTGGGGGCGCGACTGCGGCACCTACATGGAGTGGTCGCCATCGAAGACGGGCGTCCACGCCATCTTCCGAGGATGCGCGCTCCCCGACTGGAGCCAGAACCGCCGAGGGCCCGTCGAGGTCTACACGCGTGCCCGCTTCTTCACCGTGACGGGCGACCGCCTCTTTACCGGGCGGGACGTGAACGACGCCCAGGGCGCCGTCGAGGAGGTTTGCGATAAGTACCTCAGGAAGTCGACGCCGTCGAATACCGCGCCAGTACCGCCGAGTACCGCGCCAGTACCGCCGAGTACCGCCGGCGACCCGTCGGCCGCCGACTGGGCATTCTGTTGCGACCTCGCCGCCAGGGGCTTCCGTGAGGGCGAGATCGCCGCCCGCCTGAGGGAGAAGATGCAGGGCGAGGGACGGGCGGAGAAGGCCGCCAGGGCCGACTATGTCGAGCGGACGGTCCGAGGGGCCCTGAGCGCCGCCCCCGCCTCAGCGGGCGAATCCGAGCCGTTGCCGGCCGTGCTCCTCGGCGACCTCCTCGACGAGCACCCGGTCCGAACCCCGTACATCATCGAGGGCGTCCTCAGGGAGGGCGAGGTCGCCGCGCTCATCGCGCCGCCGAAGTGTGCGAAATCGTTCCTCCTCGCCGACCTCGCGCTCTCGTGCGCGACGGGCAACCGATGGCACGGCCACTGGCACTTGCGAGAGGGGCGGGCGTGCATCGTGGACAACGAGCTCACGCGGAACGAGATCGCGCACAGGCTTCGAGAGGTCATGCGCGCAAAGGGTATAAGCCGTGAGCGCGTCGCCGACAGGATCACCATCGTGAGCCTCCGGGAGACCACGACGAGCGCCGTCGAGGTGCTCGCGCAGCTCGAGGCCACGGGGAAGTTCGACCTGGTGATCTTCGATGCCCTGTATCGATTCCTCGAGAAGGGCATGGACGAGAACTCGAACGCCGACATGACGCAACTCCTGAGGGCGTTCTCGCGCTACTCGGCGAGGACGCGTGCGGGCGTCGTCATGGTGCACCACACGGCGAAGGGATCCCAAGCGGGCAAGGAGCCTATCGACGCGGGCTCGGGCGCCGGCGCGCTCGGGCGTGCCGTGGACACGCACATCGTCCTACAGCGTCACGAAGAGGAGGACGTGTTTGTTGAACAGATGAACACGCGCTCGAGCAAGCGCCCAGGCGCGCTCGCCATCCGTTGGGACTTCCCCACGTTCAGCGATACGACGGTCGCTGACCTCGATGCACTGCATGGCACGAAGCCAAAGAAGAAGGCCACGGAATGAATCCGAGGCCTCGGCGTTTGCGTCCCCATTCCAGGGGTCTTACGATCTCTGCGGGCTCGTCTCATACGAGCCGCTTGAGATCGTAATCCCCCTGTCAATGGGGCGCAAGTCCCCCCCGGAGGAAACAACATGGGCGGTATGCAGAGAAGGAAGGGAGCCGTCGGCGAACGCGAGCTCGTGCAGGAGCTCAACAACCGCGGGCTCCTGTGCCGGCGGACCGCCCAGTACTGCGGCAAGGCGGGCACGGCCGCCGACGTCGTGTGCGAGGGCCTCGGGCTTCACGTCGAGGTCAAGCGGACCGAACGGCTCGAGCTAGGCAAGGCGATCGAACAGGTGAAGCGGGATTCCAAGGGGCGCCCCTGGGCGATCTTCCACCGCTCAAACGGGCGCCCGTGGGTGGTGATCATGTCCCTAGATCACTGGGTGGAGGATTCCGTCCAGGCGTGCAATGCGCGCGCCGTGAGGAGGGAGCGCATTGAATCAGTCGAACCACCATCGGATATTTAGGCATAAACCACCGTTCTCAAAGCACCTATGCAAGCCATTGCGCAAGGGTGCTGAGATCAACGGATCCCAGTACAGGCGACTCAGGATGGTGCAACTTATGATGCACCCACAATGCGCCGTGTGCGGTGCGCCCGCGGATGAGGTCCACCACATCATTCCTCGGCACGTGAGACCCGACCTCACGAAGAGCTTCGACAACATGCAAAGCGTGTGTCGCAAGTGCCACCAAGACAAGCACTTACATGGCTGATTTTTCCTCGGAAAAAAGTGGACAAAATGTGGATAACTCGACCTCGGAGGGGGGGGGTAGGTTTTTGGTCGGGGGGGGACCCGTTACGGCTCACCCGTCCTGCCCCGTGAAATCTTCCGCGCCCGCGCGCGACACCGTGCTCGCGTACAACGCCGGCGTCCTCGACGGCTCGGTCGTCGCCGGCCGATGGGTGTTCGCGGCCGCGCAACGCTTCGCGCGCGACCTCGAGCGCGACGACCTCGTCATGGACTGGGCGTCGGTCGACCGCCTCCGCGGGTTCTTCGAGGACCTCACGCTCGTCGGCGACGACTCGGGCCGCGCGTTCGCCCTGCACCCGTGGCAACTGTGGACGCTCGCCAACCTGTGGGGGTGGCGCTACGCGGAGGACGGCCGCCGGCGGACGAAGCTCGCCATCCTCCAGGTCGCCCGCGGCGCCGGCAAGACGACGCTCGCCGCCGGCCTGTGCCTGTGGGACCTCATGCAGGGCGACGGGCGCCGCGTGCACGTCATCGCGAACAGCGAGCACCAGGCGGAAATCTGCCTGGACACCGCGAAGACGATGGCGGCGCGCGCCGAGCTCGAGGGCGTGGAAGCCCGCTACACGTTCCTCCAGAGGAAGGCGAATGACTGCGAGATGTCGGCGCTGCCGGCACTCGAGCGCTCTTTGGACGGACTCAATCCAAGCATGTGGGTGGCCGACGAGGCGGCCGAGTTCAAGGGCCGATTCCTCACGAAGCTCCTCACGACGGGATCCAAGCGGCGCGAGAGCCTCGGGCTGATCATCACGACGCCGGGATCCCAACCGGACAACATCTACGGCGAGCTCGTCGCGACCGGCGAGGCGATCCTCCGCGGCGAAGTCGAGGACGACGCCTTCATCCCGATCCTGTACGGGCTCGACCCGGACGACGCGATCGAGGACGAGGGCGCGTGGCCGAAGGCCAACCCGTCGATGGTGTACGGACAGCCCGACGTGAAGAGCCTCCGCCGGGCGTGGAACACCATGAAGCAAAGCCCGCTCGGGCGCCACGAGTTCACGCGCTACCACTGCGCGCGCCTGTGCGAGGACACGGGCGGATGGCTCGACATGGCGCTTTGGCCCGGCGGACAGCCGATCGACTGGGACGAGCTGAAGGGCAAGCCGGCATGGATCGGACTCGATCTAAGCAAGACCCTCGACATGTCGGCGATGGTGGCGGCGATTCCGATGGACGATGGGCGCGTGATCCTGCGCGGGTGGTACTGGTGGCCGAAGCAGGACGTCGCCCAACGGGAGATCGACTACCGCCTACCCGTGAGGACCTGGGCGGCGGGCGGGCACATCGAGCTCACGCCGGGGCGCGAGATCGACTACGAGCGGATTCGCGTGAAGCTCGCCGAGGTTTCCGAGCATCTATCCGTTCAATCGGTGGCGTACGACCGGTGGGGCTCGAAGTACATGGTCGAGGTCCTCGCCGCCGACGGCCACGAGGTCGAGGCCTACTCCATGGGCGTCGCGACCTTCGGCCCCGGGTGCCAGCTCTTCCAACAGCTTTGGGCGGGCGGGAAGATCGTCATCGGCGACGACCCGATCATGCGGACGGCGTGCCGGACCGCGATCGCCCGGCGCGACAAGAACGGGAACATCACGATCACGAAGGAACAGCGGCGGTCCGTGGTCGACCCGCTCGTGGCCGCGGTGATCGCCGTGCACGCCTGGGGCGGCGTCTCGGGCTCCATGTACGACGAGTGGTAAACCGCACTTTGGACGCGGACAGGCCTTGACGAGCCGCAGATGATGCGTGCGTGCTAAACGCATTGCGCCGCATGTTCGTCGGCCCGTGGACGTCGACCATCCTCTCGCAGGATACGGGCGGCGACATCCCGTACGTGAATGCGGAGAACGCGCTCCGTTGGACCCCGGTCTACCGCGCGACGACGCTCATCTCGGGCGACATCGCGCGCATCCCGGTCGAGGTCTCGGCCGCCGGCGCTGATTCCCTCATGCGCTCGCCGTCGACGTGGATGAACGCTTTCGAGTTCCGCCGCACGATCACGATGCACGCGCTCCTCTGGGGCAACGGCTTCGCGGCGATCAATCGCACGCGCGGCGGCGAGCTGGTCGAGCTCATCCTCCTCGAGCCCGACAGCGTCACGATCGACGTGAGCACCGGACGCGTGATTTACAAGACGCGCGTCTACGGCGACCTCGCCGCCGACCAGGTCTTTCACCTCAAGGCGCCGGGCATCTCGGGTCTGTGGGGTGAATCTCCGATCTCGTTGTGCAAGACGTCGATTCAGATCCTGGCCACGCAGGAACAGATGGCGCTCAAGGGATACGCCCAGGCGGGCAACCCGAAGATCGCGATCGTGCATCCGGGGAAGCTCTCGCTCGAGAATCTCCAGAAGATCGAGGCCGACTACATGAAGCGGCACGCCGGCAGCTCGAACGCCGGCCGCCCGCTCGTGCTCGGCGAGGGCGTGAAGATCGACCGTATCTCGTCGACGATCGACGACACGGGCCTCGAGGCGGCGCGCCGCTACTCGATCGGCGACGTGTCGCGCATCTACGGCGTGCCGGCGTCCTATCTCTCGGAAAGCGTGGGCAGCACGTACGGGACGATGGAATGGCTCTCGCGCATGTACGTCGACGCGTGCCTGGCTCAATGGCTCGAGACGTGGCGCGCGGAGATCCTCGCGAAGCTCGCGAGCCCGTTCGACACGGTCGTCTTCGACACGGACAGCATTATCCGCCCTGGCATCGCCGAGCAGATGGCGGCGCTGCGCACCGGCGTCGAGGCGGGATTCATCACCCGCAACGAGGCCCGCGCGCGACTCGACCTCGAGCCGCTCGAGGGACTCGACGAGCCCACGCTCGCGCTCAACGTCGGCACGGGCGGAGGACAGACGAACCTCGGCGAGGACACATCCGCCTCGGAAGGGACTCCGAATGATTTCTAGACGCGCCGTGGACGCGACGGAACAGAAGCTCGACGGGCGCACGCTCGGCGGGTACGCGGCCGTGTACAACCAGGACAGCCGCGAGATCGTCGAGGGCGGCCGCAAGTTCGTCGAGCGGATCGCCCCGGGAGCGTTCAACGAAACGCTTTCCAACGGCGGCGACGTGAAGCTCTTCGTGAACCACCGGACGGAAGAGATCCCGCTCGCTCGCACGCGCGCCGGCACGCTGAAGCTCAAGAGCGACCGCAACGGTCTCAGCTTCACCGCGGACCTTCCCGACACCGTGCGCGGCGAGGAGCTGCGCGTAGCGCTCGAGCGCGGAGACCTGAGCGGCGAGATGTCGTTCGGATTCGTCGTGACCGAGGACAGTTGGAACAAGGACAGGACTCAGCGCCTTGTGAAACGCGCCGAGCTCCTCGAGGTGTCGGTCGTCACCGACGCCGCGTACCCCACGACATCGTCGAGCCTGCGGAGCGTCTCCGCGGCCGCACTCGAGGCCGCGCGTCTGCGGCTCGCACTTCACCACGCAAGGATGGAACACCACAATGAGCGATGAACTCAACGACATCATGAACGCGACGCACGTCTACCGCCGGCAGCTGGCTGAGATCGAGCGCCGCAACGGCAAGGCCGACCAGGCCACGGTCGACAATCCCTTCAAGACCACCGGCGAGGAGCGCCAGAAGCTCGAGGCGATCGACGCCGACCTCTCGGCCGCGGAGCTCCGCGCGCAGCTCAAGGCCACCGAGGCCCGCCTCGCCAAGCTCGAGGCGACTCCCGTGCTCGAGTCGCGAGCTCCCCGCGCCAGTGGCGTCGGCACCGAAAGCGAGGCGTACGCCGCCCGTTGGCTCAAGGCGATGGTGTCCGGCGACCGCGCCGAGCTCCGCGCGATGGCGACCTCCACGACCAACGCTCCGATCCCCGTGGACATGGAACGCCGAATCATCAACAAGATGTACCAGGCGTCCGTCATCCGCCAGCTCGCGACCGTCCAGACGATCGACAGCGATCGCCAGATCACCGTCGAGGCATCGCAGCCCGCCGCCGCGCTCGTCGCCGAAGCGGGTTCGATCAGCGCGGCCGACTTCACCTTCGATCGCGTGACCGTCAACCCGTACAAGTTCGTCGTCGCGTCGAAAATGTCCCAGGAGTACATCGACGACTCCATCGGAAACGCAGGCATCGGATCCATCCTCAACTGGGTGGCCGACCGGTTCGGCGTGGCGATGGCCCGCGAGACCGAGGAGTACTACACGATCGGCAGCGGCGCGTCTCAGCCGCAGGGCATCGGCGACACGACGTCGACGGCGTGGGCGACCACCAACACTGGCAGAATCATCAACCAGGGCATTGCGCTCACCGAAGACCAGACAGTCTCCAACATCAGCGCGGACAACGTGATCGACGTCGTGCACGCGGTTCCCGTCGCCTACCGCACCGGCCGTTTCGCGATCCTCACTTCGGACGCCGCGGTGAAGGCGATCCGCAAGCTCAAGGCGAACAATGAGTACATTTGGTTGCCCGGCGGCGCCGGCAACAATCAGGGGATCACCGTTGGCGCTCCTGGCACGATCTACGGCGTTCCGTACTACGTGAACGAGTGGATGCCGTCGACCGCGGCGCAGACCTCGACCGGCGCCGACGTTCGCGGCTCCGCGCTCGTGATCGCCGGAAACTGGGAGTACTTCGGCATCTTCGACCGCACCGGAATCCAGAGCATGATCGACCCGTACTCGGCCGCGAGCACGCTCGAGACCACGATGTACATGTGGATGCGGACGGACTCCAAGATCCTCCTTCCCGACGCCTTCGCCGCGATCTACGCTCCGAACGCCAGCTGAGCATCTTCTTACCCCATGGACCTCGCCGCGGAAACGCGGCCGGGTCTTTTCCATGTCCGTTCCGCTCTCCACAATCAAATCCGCGCTCCGAATCGACTACGACGACGACGACACGGATCTCATCCGCCTCCGCGAGGCGGCGATGCAGCTTGTGGAGAAGGAAACGGGCCGCGCGCTCACGCAGCGCACTGAGACGCTCTACCTCTCGTCCTGGACGGACACGGTGCTCCCCGGCTTCCCGTACACGTCCGTCACGACCGTCGCCTACACGGACGGCGCCGGCGCGTCCCAGACGCTCGCCGCTGCCGACTGGTGGGTCGACCTCTCGGATGGTCCGATGCCCGTGCTCCGCTTCCTTGAGAAGCCCACGCGCAAGGAAGGCACCATGGTCGTCGTGACCTACGCGTGCGGGCATGACGCGCTCCCCGATCCGCTCACCCACTGCGTGATCGCGCTCGTCGGCGGGTGGTACAACAACCCCGAGGCGTTCCAACCGATCGCGCTCTCGGCGGTGCCGATGTCCGTCGGCTTCATCATGGACACCTACCGCGTGCGGAGCCCGATCCGATGATCTCGGGCGGCCGCCTCCTCCGCGTCGCGACGGTCCAGAAGGCGTCGACCTCCGTGGACAACGTCGGCCGACGCGTGAACACCTACACGGACGGCGGCACCGTGCGCGCGGACATCCGCGAGGGAAGCGCCCAGGAAGCCGTCTACGCGGACGGCGTGGCCGTCGTGGGCAACTGGGAGGTTCGCCTCCGGTGGCCCAACGTGGCGCGCGTGGGGCTCACCGAGCTCGACCGCCTGGTGGTCCGCGGCAAGACGCTCCGGATCAACAGCATCATCAACCTCGACGAGAAGGACCGCGTCGCGGTGATCTCATGCTCGGAGGTCACGTGAGCGCGAACCCGATCGAGGCCAAGCTCAAGACGTGGATCGGCACGGCCACCGCCGCGGGCTCGCGCGTGTACTCGGGTGCCCGCCTTCAGTCGACGGACCTTCCCGCGATCGTCATCGAAGTCAACTCGGGAAGCGCGGCGAGCCTCTACGGATCCACCGAGAACCTCGACCAGTGGGACGTCTCCATCCGGGCCGTCGCCGAGACGGCGTTCGAGGCGCAGAACGTCGCCGAGGCCGCCGTCACGAAGATCAACGCCCATTCGGACTTCACCACCCCAGGAAAGAGCGTCTGCTACGAGCCGACGTACCGGACGATCGAGGAGCCCGTCCTCGGCGAGGGCGACGAGGCCCAACCCGCAATCTGCACCGCCACCGTGATCATCCTCCATAGGATCTAAGCCATGCCGACCAAGACAGCAGGAAACTCAACCGTCTCATGGACCGGAATGACCGGCGGGCCCGACGTCGGCCGAATCACGGCCAACCTCACCCAGGCGCCGATCGATACCACGAGCGTGAACGGGACGTTCTTCAAGTACGAGACGGGCATCGTCGAGGGCACCGTCGACGTCGAGATGTTCTACCTGAAGGGCGTGCACTCCATCAACGCGATGACGCCGGGCGCCAAGCTCGCCGGCTTCACCGTCACGCTCGTCTCGGGCAACACGATCACCGCGACCTCGGCGATGGTCGAGACCGCCCGCGTCGACCTTCAGCCTAACGACGTCGTGCGCGTGACCGCGACGTTCCGCCTCTGCGAAGGAGCGGTCACGATCGCATGATCGCCGCACTCCTCGCACGCCCGAAGACGATCGAGTTCCGCGGAGAGACGATCACGCTCCGCCGGCCGAATGTCGCCGACCTCGTCGCGCTCCTCGACGCGCGCGAGCGTGGCGACAACCTCGTCGCCTGGCTCATCTGGAACCACGTCATGGACGGCGACGCGCCCGCGTTCAAGTCGATCGACGAATGTCTCAGGCTCGACGCCGTCGCCGCGCGTGCGCTCGCCGGCCACATCGACGAGCTGTATTCGGAGGGAATGGACTAGCACTGCCGGCGCGCGAGGTCCTGTGCGCCGTCGGCCTCAAGATGGACCTTGAAACGCCCCTCGCCGTGCTTCACGCACTGCACGGGCCGAGAGGAATGTCCGTAGATGTCGTCAAACGCCTTCAAAGTCGCCGTGGAGATTGACGGTGGGGACATCGACCGGATC